TGATGAGATAGGCCGAAAGGATGGCCTGCGTATCTACTGCACAGAATTGGGTGATGGAATTCAAAGCTGAGTGGGCAGAGCTTGAGGAGCTCATGCGCGACACCGAGAAGCTCAGCCGGCTGTATGGCAGCAAGGTGGCTAAGGTGCGAGAGCTGAATGTAAAGGCAGCCAAAGCTGGGGTGGATGCATACAAAAGCGCTGTGCAAGTAGGCGGCAAGGTTAGGGTACGCAGAAAAGGCCCGAGCTCGGCGCGGTACCAGGGCGGCAAGAAGGGACCAGCTCAGGACATCATGCCGGGCACCCTTAAGCGCAGCATTAAAGTGATCAAGCCGAGAGATGGCAGCAACGTATGGCTAGGACCAAAGAGCACCGCAACCTTTAAGCGGGGAGCCTTTAGGCAGACCAACAGAACAGATGCCTGGTTTGCTGAAATTGTAGACAAGGGGCGCAATAGGTTTGGGCCGGGCAAAAACAGAGGCTTTGGAGATAAGGCGATAGAGAGAGCGGGTAAGAAGATTCTCCCACAGCTAAAGAAGGGTCACACTAGATTTATCCAAAAGCATTGGTAAGATGGAAACAGGCAAAGCGATTTACTCAATTCTCACAGGCGCAAGCCTCAGCGGTGGAGCCACTGTACACCCAGAGGTAGCGCCACCGAACACAGATTTTCCTTTTGTGGTCTACAGCATTCAGAACATCCAGCCCACGAACCAGAAGGACAGCACCAGCACCATGGACGACAGCACCCTAGAGGTGTACACCATGAGCCAGAACTATGGCCAATGCATGACGGTGAGCGCAGAGTGCAGGGCGGCACTGGATCGCAACGCTGGCACCTTTGGCGGGGTGGAGGTTCAGAGCATCCAGTTTGAGACTGGGGAGATAGCCTACGACTCAGCGCAAGAATGCTACTATGTGGAGCAGTCTTACAGCGTGCGGGTTTTGCGCGTAGGCAGTGCGCCAGCTGCTACCCTGCTGCCTCTAAATGCATCGAGCTTGCAGATCCAGGAGACAGACGGCACGCCCCAGGCGTATTGCACTTCGCTGAAGTTCCCGGCTGGCACTTTGACTATAGACCAAAGCGGTGGCGCGGGTGCGGGCATTGCCAATTACGTCCCTGTGTGGGAATACTCAAGCTTCTCGCCTGACCCCACCAAGCTACAGGGTGGAGCTTCAGCCCTAGACTTCAGCAGCCAGACACCGCAGCAGCTGCCTTTTACAGTATCGCAGCAAACAACTGGCACCCACATAACAGCGAACACGGGCGGCATGATCAGCAGCAGCGTAGATGGGTGGCATAGGTTTACGTGCTTTATCAATTTTACAAGCGACACCCACGGCCACAGCCCTCACTTCTACTTTCTGATTGAGACCAGCAAACAGATTGGCGAGGCTGGGGCTATGATACCAGCCCAGCACCAGGTAGATCACCAGCCCGCACAGCTCATGCGCGTGCTGTACTTGGAAGCAGGCCAGCGGGTGGCTGTGATGGCCTACGATGAGAGCAATAAAAGTGGCAGCATCTATGTAGAAACCGCTTACCTAGAGGTGGAGCGCATTGCGTAATTGCCTATCTTGCAGACAGATGGAACTGATTACAAACAACTGGGCATTTGTGCTTCTGGCTTTGCTGGCAGCCGCCGATGCTATCGTGTCTCTGACACCAAGCAAAAAAGACGACCAGATCGTAGGCTACCTGCGTGTGATCATTCAGACCATCTCAGGAAAGAAAAAGAAATAAGATGGCAGTACTTAACGGAACAGCATTCAAGATCGCGACAATTGCAGGGACAGCCGTAGCTGAGGAAACAGAGGTTAGCTTCAGCTTCAGCCAAAGCACGCGCGAGGTAGTCACCAAAGACAGCAACGGCCTGCGCACGGTTCTGCCAGGCGTCACCAGCTGCAGCGGATCCTTTAGCGCGTTGCTTGATGGCGACGATTACGCAGATTGGCAAACGATCGCCGCCACCATGACAGCAGCTAGCGCACGCACAGCCGCTGCCTTTGTCGTTGGGCCTACAGGCTTTCAGATCAATGCAAACGGCGTACTCACTGAGCTGTCTTTCTCAGGAGCTACTGAGGAGAATGTAACTGTGAGCGGCAGCTTTGAGTTGAACGTAGACAGCGACCTCACCCAGGCATGATCATGACCCTAGGCGGGGAGCAGTTCCCACTGCGGGCCACCATGCTGGCAATTGAGGAAGCCCAACAGAAGGAAGGCATCAAGCTCCATGAGCTGGAGGGGTTGGTTGACACCAGCAAAATGCTTTACTACTTCGCTAAGCACGGAGCCCGAGCCGAGGGCGAGAAGTTCACGCTAACGCCTAAGGCCTGGCTGGACATGATCGACCTTAAAGACGTTACCTATCTCACCACTGTGCTGAACAGCTTGATGGGTGGAGATGACAGCGCAGAGGCTGAAGGGAAAAAAAAAGGGAAGCCATAAGCCGCTGACCTTTGAAGATATGATGCAGATAGGGCTGGGCGTGTTACGTTACAGCCCTTCTGTTTTTTATGAGCTGACACTGCAGCAGCTAATGGCAGCCATGAAGGGAGCAGCCGAAGCTGAGGAGAGGGCCTACCAGCAGCAATGGACGCAAACCAGGTGGCTGGCCAGCCTACTGCTGCAGCCACACAGCAAGAAGGGTATCAAGCCCAGCGATCTGTGCACCTTCCCCTGGGAGCAGAAAGCTGGCAAGGAGGTAAGCAAAGAAGAGGGCAACAAGATGCAGCTGCAAGCACTGCAGAAATACTTTAAGAATGGCACAGCGTAAACTAACCCTGAACATAGGCGCCAACACCCAAGGCTTGAACAAGGCCCTGGGCAAGATGCGCAAGGATGTGCGCGCAGCTACTGGCAACATCACAGCCAGCATGCAGCAGGCAGGGCGCAACATGACCATGGCCCTCACCGCACCACTAGGGATCATGGCAGCCCAAAGCATGCGGGCCTTTAATGAGCAAGCCAAAGCCATTGCACAGGTAGAAGCTGGCCTAAAGTCTACAGGCAATGCTGTGGGCTTTACGTCTAAGCAGCTTCAGCAGATGGCCAGCGATCTGCAGAACAAAACCATCTTCGGAGATGAGGAGATTCTAAAGGGTGCCACAGCCCAGCTGCTGACCTTTACCAATATTGCAGGCGACAACTTTGCACGCACTCAGGCTGTGGCTTTGGATTTGGCTACTCGGCTCGATGGAGACTTGAAGAGTGCCAGCATCCAGTTGGGTAAGGCGCTGAATGATCCAGTGGCAAACCTCACAGCCTTGAGCCGGGCAGGTATCCAGTTCAGCGATGACCAGAAAGAGGTGATTAAGTCACTGGCTGAGACCGGGCAACTGGCAGAAGCTCAGACCATCATTCTCGATGAGCTGGAGAAGCAGTACGGAGGCAGCGCCGAGGCAGCAGCTAAGGCTGGGCTGGGTCCGTTCAAGCAACTGCAGAACACTATAGGCGACATCTCCGAGGAGTTCGGGCGGCTGATCAATGAGTTCCTGGTACCTATTATTCCGAAGATCCAGAGCCTAGCCAAAAGCTTTGCGAATCTGAACGACAGACAGAAGAAGGTGCTGCTAACTGTAGGCGCTATTGCAGCAGCCGCTGGCCCCATCGTGCTCTTTGCTTCTGCCTTGTTTAAGGCCCGCATAGCTATGGCCGCTCTGAACATGGTGATGGCAGCCAACCCCATTGGCGCAGTGGTGGCTGGCACTATGCTATTGGTTGGGGCTTTGGCTACACTGAAGGCCAGCCAAAAGACAACGCGCGAGGAGACGGAGAAGTTTATTATCCGCACCCAGGAGCTAGATAAAGAGCAGCAGATTCTAGCACTGAACACTAAGCGCCGAGCTTTAGAGACAGAGCTGGCCCAGCTGAAGACAGCCAAAGCAGCAGAGGAAGCAGCCACACAGGTAGGGGCTTTGGGCGATAAGTTTGAGAAGAACATAGCCCGCAACAACGTTGGCCGGTTCAATGATCAGATTACAGACGTAGGCGAAGCCATCATTGAGCTAAAGAAGGCCACAGCAGATGCCATGTTTGGCGGTGGGGCTGCTACGCTGTCAGAGATTACAGGCAGCACAGAAGAAGACACACAGCAGGTGCAGAATAGCACCGCAGCCCTAGACCAAAAGACAGAAGCCATAAAGCGCATGCAGGCGGCTATGAAGGCAGGCGAAAAGCTAGGGCTAGACCCTAACCAGCTGAACGTGGGCGGGCTGCTTGGGGCATTGGGTGAGGGTGCGGGCGATGGCACGTCGGGTGTCTTTGCTTCGCAGTTCATCCTATCAGATGAGCAGATAGCTGCAGCAGATGCTGGGGTAACGGCCACGCTGAAAAATGCAGATGACAGGCTGGAGGAGTTCAATAAAAGCATGCTGGCCTTTGGCCAAAGCCTAGCAGGTGGCATTCAGAATGTATTCAACCAGCTGGCCCAGGGCGGGCAGAGCTTCGGGCAGATTATGGGCGACATCCTAAAGCAGCTGCTTGTTAAGCTGGCCAGTATGGTGGCCGCCTTTGCTGTGCTTACTGTGCTCACAGGTGGCAGCGTTGGCACCCTAGGCTCATTCCTAAAGGGGGGCTTTGGCATACCAGGCGCCACACCCATGGCCGACGGCGGAATCGTGAGCGGGCCCAGCCACATTCTTGCGGGCGAGTACCCCGGCGCCAAATCCAACCCGGAGGTCATTGCGCCCCTGAGCAAATTAAAAGGCATGATGGGTGGCGGCAACCTATCAGCTAGAGTGAGCGGCAGGGATCTGCTGTTCACTGGCAACAGAGACAAGAACCACGCACGCAGGCAGTACACCAGTACCTTAATCTAATGGCACTCAGATTCTACAGCGAGTTTAGCACAGAGCGCGGCAACACATGGCGCGTGAATGTGATAGATACAGACTTCAGCGGGACAGCAGAAGAGTTCAGCTGTGCAGCCCCTGGCTTTGTGCTCTCCTACTTTGGCGGTGAGGATGTGTTCAGCCCATTGATGCCTAGCACCTGCACGGTGCACATGATGGTGCAGACAGCCGCCCAGCAAACCCTGATCAATGAGCTGGCAGATTTCGCAGAGGGCAAGTACATTATTGAGGTGCGCGAAGATCCAGACGGCACAGACCAGAGGCACTGGCTGGGCATGCTTACACCTGAGAGCATACGGATACCAGATCAAGCCCGGCCCTTTGCCATTGAGCTGGAGGCTATTTGCGGACTGGCTACCCTCAGCAGGCAGGACTACGACAGCAGCTTGATTGGCATTACCACCAACAGCACACTAGACCACCTGCTTACTTGTTTGGCTGGCATACCGCAGCAGCGTGCTATCTACTCAACCTCTGAGGCTTACCTGCTGGCACCTCAGGACGTGGCCCCCGTCACTGGCACGGCTGGACATACGTTCCTGGAGGATGTTAGCTTCGGGGCTACCACCTACGACCCAGAGCTCGGGCAGCGCACTGTGGGCACAGCAGAAGATATGCTGGTTCAGATCTGCAGCATGATGAATGCCCGCCTGTTCATGTACCAGGGCGTTTGGCTGTTAATGCCAATTGCTAAGGTGATGAGCACAGCCAGCCTGCTGCAGAACGTGCTGAGCAGCACAAAGGATGGGGTGGTGAGCAATGGCAGCAACATCCCGATTGCTGTAAACATTAACCAAAGCGACAGGCACAGGCTAGGCGGTGAGTTCTACTATCTGCCGGCTGTGCGCAAGATTACCAGGGACATAAACTATTTCGGCAACACACCCTTTGCCGGTTCGCGCCAGCTGTACCCTAACGAATTTAGGCCAGTAGGCCACACCACTACAGGCGGGCCTACTTCTCTCACCATCTCAGGCAGCGCAGATACAGACATAGGAGGGGACAATACCGTAAAGGTTCGGGGCTATGCCTTCGTGCGGTTGCCTTGGACCTACACCTCCAGCCCTTCATACGATCCGCAGAGCAGAATAAGCAGATGGAGGGTAGAGCTTACTGTAAGGGTGGGCAGCCTATACCTAAAGCGCAACATCGCCCACGACTACAGCACGACAGAGGTAGACAGTAGTCTTCTATACGACCCGCCCGGAGGTGGTGTAGATGACGCTACAATATTTAATGCCTCAGAGCCGGACATCTACACCTGGACCACAGACAGCAGCAGCCGGGTGCACTTCTGGACAGACGTACTACGCAACGGGCACCAAGATTATTTTGGAGACCCCGTCACGGATCAGGTAGACTTTGAGTTTACAACCCCTACCCTAGGCAGCGCACAGACGGCAGCCTTAAACGTTAAAATGGAAGTGCGCGGCTACAATGGTGTCGCTTCAGCTGCTAACCCTGATGCGTTTCTGGTTGGGCCAGAGATTTACAATTCAGTAAACACCTACCTACTTGGAGACCTAGCCGCATACATTGGAGACGGCACAGATAACGGCGACATCCTAACCTTTGGCGCGGAGCTGAGCAATGGAGCTACGGAGGAGCTAGAAATACCTGTGGGCTTTTACGCTGAGGGCCCTTCAGATGACGTCTACAACTTCAGCAGTGCGGCTTTGGTAGACCCAGCCGGAGACAATGTGCAGGGGTTCACTAGCAACAACACCACCAGCACCACATCTTTGGCCACCCTGCTGTGCATCGATAGGCTGGAGCACTTTGGCGAGCAGCAGGAGGCATACCACGGGGACTTCCAGAGTGAGATAATTCTAAACCCCCTCACAAGCCCGCGCTTTTTGTCCAAGAACTGGATGATCACCAGCATGAGCTACGAGGCAGCGGCAGATCTGTATGACTTAGACCTGATCGCTGTGAAGACATTGGGCACGCTGGATCCGGATGAAGTCACACCCAACCGCAAAAGCACTGAGCTGGTCCACAGCCCAGCCGACAGCATCACAGGCATTCAGGACAGTGTGCGCAAAGGTGTGCGCGACCTAAGCCAAGAAATCGCAGACGTCAACACAGACGTAGCCAACCGCTTCAGCCAGGGGGTAAGCAGCTTAGGAGATGTGGACCTGACTGGCCTATCTAATAACGACATCCTGAAGTACAGCAGCGCATCTGCTACTTGGAAAGCCAGCGCCGAGAGCGGGGGCGGGGGCGGTGGTGTTACAGCCGTAACAGGCACGGCGCCAATAGCCAGCAGCGGAGGCACTACGCCCGACATCTCAATAGCTGAAGCCACCACCTCAGCAGCTGGGGCTTTAAGCTCAGCGGATAAGACTAAGCTAGACGGCATACAAGCTGGGGCTAAAGCCTTTCCTGCTGAGCAAGCTGTATGGTGCGGGGCGTATGAAAGTAACGGGCGTTGGGTAATACCCAGCACCATTGGCTGGATAAGATGGGACACCACGATAATATCAGTAAGCGGCACGAGATCCTCGGGCACTGGGTCTTTGCCCTCACCTGCACGCTTCAGAGATTTATGGCATGTTGAATTTGATCAAAACAGCAACTGTAACAGCGTTGGCGAGTACGTTGTGCCAGTTAGTGGTTGGTATGAATTCAACGTATTTATTGCTGTGCAAAACACTAGCAGCCTAGATGCAAACGAGGTGAAGCTAATTATCGCCCCAGGCTATAAGGTGGGGAGCTCAGGCAGCTGGTCCAATAAGAAGTTCAACATGCGCACAACCAAAGACCTGTTTGGCAGCCAGTACGATGGCACAGGCGGAACCTGCGTTTTTTATGCTTCAGCAGGCGAGCACATCACCCCGCTTTTTTATTACCTCAGAGCAGGCAGCGGCAGTTCGTCTGTGAAGATGGTAACCTGGAACACATACAGCCACGCAGCAATTAGGCAAGTAGCATGAGAGACATTAGCCACGTGATCTTGCACTGCACAGCTACACCGCTGGGGAGAGAGGTAGATATAGATGAGGTCCGAAGATGGCATACACAGGGGCGGAATTGGTCGGATGTGGGCTATCATTTTCTGATTCAGTTAGACGGCCACTTGCAGAAGGGCCGGGAGCTGGTCACAGTTGGAGCGCACACCAAGGGGCACAACCTGTACAGCATTGGGGTGGCGTATGTCGGCGGGCTGAACGCCCAGGGCGAACCAGCCGACACCATGACTTGTGAGCAAGAGGAGACATTTGAGCACCTAGCCTTTGCTTTGCAGATGGCGCTTTGCCGTCCGCTCACGATCTGCGGGCACAATGAATTTAGCAGCAAGGCGTGCCCAGGCTTTGAAGTCAAAAAAAAATGGCCCAAGCTTTAGCTATAGCCATCCAGCCAAAAAAAAGAGAGGGCCAAAGCCCCCCCTGTTTTGAATGCTTTGGCCCCATGTCTGAAGCTATAAGCTAAGCGAAGGTATAAGAAAAAATGACACCGGACAACGTAACAGGATGGATCGCCGCAAATGTGGCCTTTTTAGGGGTGGAGGTAGCACGCCATGGCGAGCTGCTAGACTGGTACCTAACAGCCACAGGCTCAGTCACTTTGATTCTGTACAACGTCATGAAAATCTACAAGATTCTCAGATATCCACAGAGCAAAAGTGAAAAACCCAAAAAAAAGGGGAAGGGATAAACCTAAACAGCGCCACAACTTGCGAGCTCAAACAAACACAAAATGAGCACATACGCACTGAGCGCCAGCTTTACAGCTAAAGACGAAAAAACCCCCATCCTGCGCTTTGGGGCCGGCACCACTCGCTTCCGGATTATTAGCGACAACTTCTTGGAATGCCTCAGCCTGTTCTGCAAGACTTCAGACGGCAAAGGCTACAGCAAAATTTGGGAAGCCTCAGACGATCAGCCCGACCTGCCAGCAGGCCACGAATATGAGCAAGGCCGCAAGCCGAAGCGCGTGGTGCTGTTTAAAGCGGTAACCGATGAAGACCCGAGCAAAGGACAGGTGCTGTGCGCAAATTTGAGCTGCACTGAGCAGATCCTGGAGGAGGCCAATGAGCAGCAGGGCCTCACTGTGTGCTGGATGTCTGCCAAGCGCACCGGCTCAGGCATGCAGACGGCATATCGCGTAAAGAGCGAGAAGGCCACCGCTTACAATAGCGATTGGATGGAGATCGCAGATTCACTTGATTTTAGCGAAGTGATTGCATGAGCGTACTACAAACCAATGAGCTGGGCGTATTGACCGACGCCCTCACCAGTTTCGTCCTTGCCTTTGAATCTACCAGCGATGCAAAGCGACGGCACCAAATGCAGAAGCGCATGCGCGGATGCTATGACCAGGCGCTGCACAATGCAAAAAAGGCAGAGCAGGAAGCCCGAGAGTACAACCGCCTGAAGAACCAGCTGCGGGTGGAGCACTTTGGGCTGGAGGCTGCCAAGTGGCGACTGATCGCAGACGCTGTGCTAAACGTTATGGAGCTTGTAGAGCATGACTAAAGTGATCGTGAAGGACAAAAGCTATACGCCAGAACAGGCTGAGGCAATCAGCAGGGCCCGCTCAGAGCGGTGGGCCCTGTGTTCTCACCTCGCCATTTACCCCAACGATGTGAAAAGCTGGAAGCGTAAAAAGAGACTTGATTTGGAACTGCTTAAATTAACGGGACATGAGATTTACAGAACTTGATGAAGACCACCACGCCGACTACTGGCAGGATGTGAGCAAGAACCTGAACAACAGCATTGAGCACTGGATATGGTTTGCGGCTGAGTATTGGGACATCGAGCTTACAGAATACGAAGCCCGACAGCACAGGGCAGAGATTAGAGCTACAGAGGACAAGCGCGACAGGTACCACAACCAGCTGAGAGATGATAACCCGTGGTTTTGAGAAGCGCATGCAGAAGCTCACAGGCCAAAACAGGCGCAGGCTGGCTGCATTGTATCACTACTTTGTGCGCGATCACAACAAGTGGGGCGCTAAAGGCTGCATCCGGGAGAGCATGCTCAATAGCTGGATGGGGGCAGATTTGAGATGGGGGCACCTAGAATGGAAGCAGCGCAACCCATACATGAGCAATGAGGAGATGCTGCAGGCCATGGTGCTGATATACAACAAGCAGCAGGGCTGCACCCACTACACCGCCCGCATGGTGTACGACAAGACAGAAGAAGGCAAACCAGGACAGCAGATGACGCTATGACTACAGTACTGCCGGTGTCATATAAAGTGTGCAGGCCGTGGCTTTTAAGGGTGCATTACTTGCGCCGAGAGGTCAGCACGTCTTTTCAATTTGGGTTATATGAAAACCAAGTTCTTAAGGGCGTGGTTACTTATGGCCGCGCTCTTCCGGTCTCGGTTTTAATGTCACCATTTGGTAAGGCTTGGCAACATTGCGTTCTAGAGTTAAACCGCCTAGTACTTCAAGGAGAAACAACACCCAACGCGGCCAGCTATCTAATTTCTCAAAGCATTAAGCAACTACCAAAACCAACGGCAGTGATAAGCTACGCGGATGCTGGAAAAGGTCATGTTGGGTACGTTTATCAAGCAAGTTCGTTTATGTACACCGGCTTGAGCCATACTCAAAAAGACTGGGTGTTAAAGGACGACCCAGAACGGCACTCAAGAACCCTAATGGACGAATTCGCTTTTGAACCAAACCGAGTGGAAAAGCTGAAGGCCAAGTACGGCCATCGATTGATACAAGTTGAACGTCCGGCAAAGCACAGATATGTGCGCATCCATGCAAGCAAAACGCAAAAAAAAAGAATGATGAAGGATAGAAGGTTTGAGCCGCTGCCGTATCCTAAAGGAGAAAGTAAAATTTTAGCCTGCGGGAAGCCAATAGGCTCACAAATGATAATATTCTAAAGCGTTATGATCAACAGCAAAGACAAGGGCAAAAGGTTTGAGAGGTGGTGCTGCAAGTGGTGGCACCAGGTAACAGGCCGAGAGGTACAGCGCACGGCAGCAGTAGCCCCACAGCTAGACAACGCAGGTATTGACCTGATCGGCACAGGCCTGTGGGTGGTGCAGTGTAAGGCTGTAGAGAGGAGCATGGACATCCACGCTGTACTTGATCGCATGCCACTGGCTGCGGGTGTCAATGTTGTGCTGCATAAGCGCAAGCAGCGGGGCACCATTGTATGCATGCAGCTGGATGACTTCGCCTGGATCCTTGAAAAGATGGAAAGCCATGGACCTGGGCCCCTGCCTTCTGCTAACTGAAGGGCAGGCCGTAGCCTTTGGCCTGTGGTGTGAGCTACCCAACGGCACATTGTGCAGAGCCTACCCAGCCACACAGCGAGGGGCAGCAGTCACTGAGCACAGGGCTATCTGCAAAGCCAGTGGCTCACTTAACGTTGAACTAACCAGCACACCCAGCCTGTGCCTAATCACTATCACCCATGCCATGGATGCCTGAGAAGCCAAAGAAAGAGAGACAGACACGCAGAGCTAGATGGCACGGCTATGGCACCACGCGGTGGCGCAGAATGCGCAAGGTGATGCTTGCAGCGGACCCGCTATGTAGAGAGTGCAGCGCTATAGCTACAGTGCTCGACCACATCCAGCCAGTGCGAGATGGTGGCGATCCATGGCACCACGACAACCTGCAGCCGCTTTGTTCCACGTGTCACAACAGCAAGAGCGGCAGAGAGTCACACACAGCACGCACCTATGGCCGGAACGCACGCTAAAGGGGGAAGGGGTGCAGAAAACCTGTGTCTTTTCGCTAGGCATCGTCGGTACTTCCTTAT